CCTCGCGTTAAAGGCTTTCGCCCCACCTTTTGTGATGGGAAACTTGTTGATGGTGGACGCGAGAGCGGTAAGTTTGCAATGGGGGTCTAGTTCATAAGAGATAGAGCCCGCAGAAGTGGAAGAGGCTTCACTCAGAAATTGTATGAGGATGCTAGTGATCTTATACTCATGGTATGCCTTGAGTATTCCATCCTTGAATGCTGGGCAGTCTGATAAAGACGGCCCAAACGTGAAACTTCCGCTAGCACTTCCCTTGAGGTTGTCCTTGCTAAACACGAATGTCTCGCTGGACCCACTTCCTCGGGGAACTATGCCTCCTCTTCTATTTCGTGAGCGTCGCAATCGTCGCCGGCGGTTCCGGGCAGGCCGGGGCCCCGCGACAACGATAACCGGCTGAGCTTGCTGCGCTCGCCGATTTCTTCTGCGTCTCTGTGATCTACTTAGACCCGCGACATTGCGTCGCCTAACCACGACCGTATTCATTGACAATTGCGCGTACGTGGTCGGAGATTCTGAGGTAGACGAAATAAATGCCCGCTATCGACAATGGGATTGCCGCAATAAATCCGGCAGCAAATCCACTAAGAAATTTGTAATCCGTGGTGTCGGGCTTTCGGTAATCAGACTATAGCTTCCAACGCTCGCAACTGACGTATGCTTGGCTAGCTTGCAAAAGCTCCTCTATGATTCTTTTGTGGTGGCACTCGGAACCAACCACAGACGGAGCTTGGCAACCAACTCAGGATCGCTCCTGAGTTCATGCAGTACAGAGAAGACTGCGGTGAGGTAGTTAGAGATCACCTCGAGGTTACCACATTCCACATCATAGCCATGGATCAATTTGTAGAGCATTTTATTGGCGTTGATGGGAATGGCGAGGGTCGGAGTTCTGAAGATATGAGAACAAAATTCGAGTTCTCGACTCACCTCGACTTTAAAACCTAGACCTTTATACTCCTCTAGGTTGGAGTTGGGGGATTCTAATGCATCGTCCCCCATGGCCATTGCCCAGGTGGCGCCACAATGATAGGCAGCCATGACCCGGACTCGAGAATTGGAGGAGCTAGTGTTGTAGCTCCCACTCTTTTGAATTCCAGGGCGTTCTTGAGCGAGCAGTGTGCCATCGGATAGGCATAGCACAGAATTGCATATGCACTTCAACCAAGCAGCTCGCAAGCGCTTGGTGAGCTCGGTATTGTCGATAGTGAGGCGATTTCTCACCTCCATGTCGTCCTCGAGCATCCAATCTGCGACTGACCAGTCAAAACCGGAACAGTCGGTGGGAATGAGGAAGTCCTCATAATTGGCACAAAGAGTGCTCACATCAGGTGCCCCGCACACTTCCTTCAGACACAGCAGAAAATCTTCGACTTGCTGGTCTGTGGATAGGCCAAAACCGGGTTTGGATGGCACAGACCGCCACAGGGCGATCTCGCGCTTATTCTGGTTTTGAAACAAGACCCGGGCTACCAATTGATCCACTAGTGAAACAGACATGATGAGGCGGTAGCGACCCTCATCGAGTTTTGATTGCTTGTGCGGTTCCCCTTTCACGAAAAGTCGGATAGGGTCGCACAGTCCCTTCTGGGTGAGCTCTTCCGGAGTCATCGTCTCGAAGCTGGCCTCCGACATCTTCTGTAATCGGTCGAAAGTCAGCTGAGCCAAGACTGGAAGGAGCCTGGGGTCCTCAACCCAACCGCGATGGGTGGGGAGGCCGTATGCTATGTATGGGATGCCCACACCAGCATCAAACTCGAGGGACCGGACGGCTTCTCTGATATCGCTCTGAAAACCGTCCCAGCAAAGTTTGGATTTTCGGGAGCAGAGGGGCGCGTTAGTTGTACACGTTGAATACGCCGCCACTGCTTGCTTGATCACGCGCTCCCTAGCATCTGCACCAGGTATAACTGCTGACTCGGCGCGATCGAGCCACCTGGTAGCCTGTAGATTCAGGCTTTTCAATTCGGCTTCTGCCCCACAGCGGGGCCAGCCGAACCCTGAGGCTTTCGCTGCCAACTCTGGAACTTCGGCGCATAACCTCTTCCCCCATTTGGTCTCAGATTTGGTACGGGGGTGATAGTACTGCCGGGTCTTGCCACAGACCCGGAAGCCAGGGGCTGCGCTAGCTCGGTCTCCACTGGCGGGCGCGTGCCACTTGTAGATGGAGCGGAAATAGGCGGAAAAGTTTCTTGCTTGTTCCTCCCGCCACGCCGCCCGTATCGTCTTCTGTTCTGCCCTGGCCTCTTCAAAGCCCTCGTCGCAACCTGGTCTATTATTTTCTTCTCTATAGACTCCAGGTTGATCCGAGCGACCAGAGCCTTGATGATCTCGGAGACCATGTCCGGCGTCGCTTCGGTATCTGCGGCGAGGGTGTCGGAGTTTGCGGTTGTTTTGGCGGGCGCCGCCGCTTGCTCGTTTAAAGACGAGTCAACCTTTGGTTTAGCAGGTTGGTCTGCTCCCTTTGTTTCAGCAGGTCGTTCTGCTTCCTTCTTCTCATCCACCATGTCGGCCCAATTCATTCCGGTTTTAGATTTGAAGTGGATCAAGCGCCGAGTCTCCTCGGCGAGTTTGACCGCTTCAGCTTCAATCTCCGCAATTAACTCGGGTGAGAAGACACGGCCTTGGGGTTTGCTGGACTCAAAGACATATTCAGGTGAGGTTACCCCGGGAATCGCCGGGATCACTGCCATCACATTGAAATTGCAATTTTCCTCCAATGGGTATCCCTTAAGGACACCAAGGAGG